AAAAACTGTAAAACCTCTGGCTCTTGATATTGTAGGCAATCTCTCAAAAATCAATGTTACAGCCAAACCCCCGGTAATATCAGTTGTAGGAGAAATCACTAAAATCCAAGGTAAAGTTGCAGAAGCTATCCCGGTCAATGTAAAAATAATGGCCGATCAGGTGGCTGCATCTGTAAGATCAATTCCTGCACCAACTTTGGATGTTAGGGTAAACTTATTAACTGATAAAGCCCAGCAGCAGTTACAAACCTTAGCCGCACAACAAGCAAAGGCTGCCCCCAAACCAGTAAAAAGCACTGGTGCTGCCACCTCAACCACACCACACCCCAAAACGAGTGTGGTTGGCACTACTGTTGCGCCCACAGCAAAGGAAACACCAGTTTCTACTCCAGTTAAAGGAAAGAAGTCAGGCACTACAACTCCTATAACTGCAACGATTGATACCAAAGACATAATCAGTCAAATCAAAAGCATCCCACGTCAGACCATACCCGTTGCGGTTAAATTGATGTGGGAGAAGGGTGTTATTGGCCGACAGGAACAAATTAAAAAGATGGCCGGCAGTATTCCTCCCATCAAACTTAATTTGAATATTACGCCGGCAATCGCAAAACTGGAGGAATTTATTACAGCTGTTAAGGCTGCCAGTCCTCAGAATATCAAGCTCACTGCTTCTGGTGTAGCTGGAGGTGCCGCTGGTCAGGCTGGCACAACTCCAAAGACTGCTGGTGTTGGCGTTGCTCAAAAGAGTGGTAAGCAGGCAGGACACACGGGCCATCAACCTTTGACTCCAAGACAATATAGAGATCAACTTGGAGCACATTTAGCCAAGGGTGGTATACTTCCTTCAAATTATGCAACTCAGATTGCAGATCAACAACGAAGAAGGGCGTGGCAGCTTGACCAAATGAAGCGAAATGCAATGGCTGCTTTTGCTCAAAAAACGCCTTATGAGCTTGCCGAAGAAGAACGATTAAGAAAATTAGCTCCCACTACTGCTGGAACAGGTAAAAATAAAGTTGCTTGGGGCTCTTCAGCTCCGGCAGCTCACACTGCGCCTAATGGATATAAATGGGTTAGAGCTAACGATCTTACATCATATCTTAATCCTGAACAACAGCAATACCTGGCAAAACTCAGGGGAGATGAAAGTAATGCGCGAGGAAACGTAGCACGAATCCAGTCTCAGATTGCTCGTAGCACTGGGAAGTCTAATGCTCGTTTGGAAGCGGCAAAGACACAATATGCAGCTATCCAAAAGCAAATGGAGCCATATTTGAAACAGATGGCACAGCTTGAGGAAATGAAAAAACCGCTTCTTTCTTTGAAAAAGCCTAATAAAAATCAAAGAAGCGCCATTGCCAGAATAGAATCCTCCCAAGCCGCACTACAATCTCAAATTGACCAATATCGTCAGGCACAAGCCCCATTCGCTAATGCAATTCAGCATGAAACAGCATTGATGGCTCGATATGGTACGATGTCAAGTAATGCTCTTTCTGCCGCTACTCAACAACATTCTTCAGCGCGAGCTGCTGTATCAAGATATACAGATGGCTGGAAATTGGCTCAAATAAATCCCAAGGGTAAGCCAAGTGAGTCTAATATTCAGAAAGCTGCTCGTTTACAAGCTCAGGCTCAAAATGCGATGTTGCCCTTTGCCCAAAACAAAGAGCAACTGAATATGCTCACCAAACATCGTCGTTACTTCCGTCAAGCAGTAGCGACCACTGGTATTATGCCCACTCCGGGAATGGAGGCTACACAAATGCTGAAATATCTGCAAGGAGTATCAACTCAGATGCAGAAAGCAAGTGTGGCGGTGCCTTGGGCGTTGCAAAGTCAAATCAATAAACTTGAAGGCGATGTAGCTAAGATCAATGGTGTCGGCCAGCCCACACAATCTCGCGGCACTGGTATGGTGCCTATACGAACTGGGCAGCCAAAACCATTCTTTGACCGTTCTCGTAGGTGGGCATATCCATTTACGGGCCAGACTTCTTTTGGTGTTCGCACACCTATGGCTGTGGATATGGCCAAGGGTATGGGCGTGATGTTTGCGATTGGTGGTGCAATGTCAGCAATCGGAAGCTCATTCAGTCAGGCTATGGAGTACCAGAACACAATGCGCACTACCCAGGCCATACTTCAGAATGGTACTGACACTTACAGTCAAAATTCATTCAAGAATATGGAAGCGACTGTGCGTAATGTTGGTGTCAAGACAAAATTCTCTGCTCCTGAAGTTGCCAGTGCTGCTCGTTTTCTTGCTATGGCCGGTTATGATATAGATGCAATTAATGCAGCGATTCGACCTATCGCAGACCTTGCTCTTATCGGAGATTCTGATTTGGGCGAGACTGCCGATAAGATGACCAATATTATGACCACCTTCCAGATTGCTCCTGATCGTATGCGTGAGGCAGCAAATATTATGGCTACAACCGCTACTCGATCTAATACCGACCTTATGATGTTGGCCGAGTCAGCAAAATATGGTGGTGGTGTGGCAAATATGTATGGCCGTAATGACCCCAATCTTTTTGCCGATACGATGGCATTATTTGGTGTCATGGGTAATGCTGGTATTCAGGCTTCATCTGCTGGTACTGCTCTCCGTATGATGTATCAGAACCTCTTTAAGCCAAACAAAAATCAGAAGGCAGTTCTGGATATGATGAAACAAAGCTACGGGATCACTACCCTCAAAGAAGATGGTAGTTATCGTGCTATGTCCGACATCTTAATCGAAATGGCCCAGCGCATACCTGAAAACCAAATGGCCTCTATTGTCGGTAATCTTTTCCGAATCACTGCTCAACCTGGCGCCGCTGCAACCTTACTTGCCGCTGCCGGTGGCGATAAAGGGGTTGCCGAAGAGATTGGGACTGGTATCGAAGCTGTGTCGAACAAGATGAGTAGTAAGGCTGGCCTTAGCTCTCTTGTATCTCTTATGCTGGCAAACCGTAATTCCGTCAATGGAAATATCTCTGGTGCTATTGCAGAAGAGAAACAGAACACCATATCAGGTCTGTGGGCACAAGTCACATCAACATTTACTGAAGGCATTGTTCAGGCGTTTGAAAATCGTCAAGGTGGATTTGAAGAAATGTTGAAAAAACTAAGAGACTACCTTGCTAAACCCGAAACAATCCAGATGATGCAGAACCTTCTCGATTTAATCATTGAGATAGGCAAAGTTATGGCGTGGTTTGTCAAGATATGGGCCTCTCTCTACAATGCAGCTCCCGGACTTATCAAATTCTGGATCACATTCCAAATGGGTATTACCCAGATGGGTGCGCTCATTGCTCCTATCATATCTTTGATTGGTGTATTTGACCGTCTCAAAGGCTCCATCATGGCTTTGGCCGGCATATCTGCTGCCGGAGGCACAACAATGACACGCAATGTGGCCGGTCGGGTTGTTGCTGGAGGTGCGGCAAACGCTGCTATAACAAACGCTCCATTCATAGTTGGTTCTGGTAAGTGGGGCACAAACAAGGTTATCCGAGGCAATATCGCTACCAGAGCGCATAATGCTATGGCGGCAAACGCTATATTGGCCGGAGAGTTAGCTCTTAGTGGAGCGAACAAGCGAACTACATTGGCCGCGCTCAATAAAGAGACACGCCAGCACTATGCAGCAGTGCGTGAACGAGCCGTGAGAATGTATGGCTCGGCCAGAGCTGGGCGTGCTTTCCGAGCTGCCGCAACCGCTGTGCCAACTATGGCTTCATTCGCTCCGATGTTTGGTGGACTGAAGAGTATGCTTATGGGATTACTTACTGGATTGGCCAAGGCCGCCGGATTCTTGGTAAACCCTGTAACATTGGCTGTTGGTGCTGTGGCCGGACTTGGATATGGTCTCTATAAGCTCAAACAGCGCATAGATGGCACCTCTGAAGCCCAGCAACGTGCAAGAGTACAGGCCAACAAAGCTGCTGATCAAACCCATCGAGAACTTACCAAGGAAGGTCAGTGGTATCAGGATATGATGAATGAGAATATTCCTGAAGCTGCTCCTGTAATATCCAGTATTGACACTACTCAAATCGAGAAATATAATGCGGATAAGCAGAAGTTCAATCAACTTTATGCGACAATTTTTAATGATTTCTCAAAAGATGCAAGTAAGCAGTCAGTAAATGATGTTACGACCAAGTGGAAGAATGTCATAACTGCAAATCCAGCTTATTCTCTCGCTATCGGTAATGCACGGAATTATGACTTCTCTAAGAAGCATAAGCAAATGGAGTACAACCTTCATAATGATGCAAGCAATCTTGGTATAGCATTGTGGAATATGTGGCATGCCGATGAAGATACGGCCATAAATCAACGCAATGGTATGGTTCAGGATGCACTTATGATCGAAGGTGCAAATGACCTCCGTACTCAGCAGGCCATACGAGAGATTGCGGAACTCCGTCAAAAGTATCTTGCTGGAGAGACCACATATAAATCTGAAATCGAATATCAGCAGGCAGCCTTTGCCATAAGAGACAGATTCATGTCTCAGTTCACTGCTAAATTGCCTTCTGCCGGAATGACACCTGAACAATTCCAGCAGACAAGCAACCGTAGTGTTTATGACCAGTATCAGTTAGGTGCGCAAAACCTTCTTGATGCAACTATCAATGGTCAAATGGGTACCTTGGTGGGAAAAATGAACGCTTATCAGTGGTTGTCAGATGCAGAGAATCGCGCCAAGTTATACACTGATGAATGGTATAACGCAATCTCCAATATCATTGGTGATTATCACGTTATATACAACGCCGTTTCAGCTGATGGGCAGCAGCAAGCCAATATTGAGTTAATGCTTTCCACTCTTCCGAATGGTCAGTTGAGCTTCACGAATATCTTAGATCAAATCCGGACCAAGGTCACAAACTTTAACCTGACTCTTCAAGGATTCACCGACATTATCGGAACTGCATATAAGATGATGGCCGAAGCTGGAATCATTGACATTAGTGATGCAAATAATCTGAAAAATCAAATCCGTCATCAACTTAATGGTGCTAAATACGGAGATGAAACTCCCAGACAATACTATGCTCAATGGATTGCCAATAATTCCAATTCAGAATGGGTAAAAGCTGGTATCACTGAAAAGCAGTATGTGGACTTTGTGATGGGCAGATCCGGCAATACGATTAATCTTGGTAATCGTGTTGTGACACGTTCCGGAGAGCAACAGCAGATGTATAGCAACATCTCGCGCAAAACTGCCAATACCATCATTGAACAGAACAAACACTTGACGGAAAAGGCAAAACAGTTTGGAAACAACAATTCTGGCACTCAGAATACTCCGACCTCAACACCAACTCCGGCTCCAGCGAAAGACCAGCAAGCATACGCTTCTCACTATGATAGAACTGCGGCAAGACCCACTCAGGTTGTATTCAACATTAACAATCTGGCTAATTTTGACCGAACCACAGTGGCCTCCAGTGCTGAAGAGCGTGATTTGATTGCGACAATGGAAGATAGAATAGCGGGAGCTGTCTATCAGATGTTTGCCGAAGCCTCAAATCAGGCTCAGCGAGTAATGGATCTTACATAATCGTAATGCCGCCAAGTACCGAAAATTTGTTGGGAAAGGCGGCATTTTCATTTTCTCATCACAACACTATTATAGAGTATGAGTACAAGTCTAAATAACCTCGCAATAACATCCACCGGCAGTGCAATGGCTTCTACAATGGGGGCCTTGTTCAATACTTTACAGAGTAAAATTGCCAATGGTGGTAGAGATAGCAACTGTAAATTTTACTACAAAGACGGCGCCGGAGGCTCACTACTTCAAGTAGCAGTCAAAGGGGTTGTCCGGGGAGCTGTATCTGAATTGAAAAATGAAGCGGTCAATGCTTTTAACTCCCTTCTGAATGGTAAGCGAACAAAAGATACTGTCGGTGCAGCATGGGTAGAGTCTGAACTGAAGAAACAAGAAGTTGAGGCTAAGGAATACGGTATGATGCAGGTCGATGGTGGAACCATATACGCCTTGGATGATTGGGGTGGTAAAGCTCCAGAGGCATTGATGTTAGGTATTGAACTTGATCAAAGCATTACTGTCACTCAGAAATTCCCAGTATATCGTACCAAAGTTGTCGATGCAAAGAAAGGTATCTATAAGGAGCAAGAGCCTGATACAGTGAGCAATACCGTAACTACAAAAACTTTGGTTTGGTATGACACAACCGCATTGATTACAATCAATTCCGACAAAAACCTCATAGCCACCCGTGTGACTGGCCGAGACTATAGCCGAAAAGAACTGGTTTCCAATGGCGATATAAAATTCACAGTCTCAGGACAGATTACCAGTGGTAAACCTGACATCTATCCGGCAGAAGAGATGCAGAAGTTCTATAAGGTCATGCAATACAAGGGTATCATCAAAATCAATAATATGGTACTTGACCAGCTTGGAATTACCCATATTGTTATTGAGAATTTCAGTGTCTCTCCGCGTCAAGGATACAAGGCACTCCAGCAATACACATTCTCTGCTATCGGCCTCCAGCCTGAAAATGAAATCGAAATTTCTGAAGATACGGTTTCTATCATTCCTCAGAAGAATGTATCGGCCAAGGATGATGATGGCAGCGAATGGATGAAGATGTTGAACAACCAGCTTGAAGGACTGAAGTCTATGGCAGCCGATGCACTCAAACAAGGAATTGGACTCGCCGCCGGTCTGCTGGAAGATGAGTTATAATTATGGCTTCAGATTTAACAGCACTCCGAACTCAGCGACCTGATTTAGTTCAGCAGGTCGAATACACCCTCACGCCCAAATACTATCAGCATAAGGCGTATGAGGATAAACTCGCTATACTCGTTTGTCAGATCAAGATATGGAAGGCTAATGGTAATGATTGGTTTTCCATACCTTCAGCTAATCAATGCCTCACCATTAGAGAATGTGAAAGCATTGAAGTGTCAGACTCAGCAAAAAACCTTATCAATAAGGCTGTAGTTAAATTCCCTCGTGGCACTGTAATCAATCTCTCCAGCAGAAAAGAAAAGGATGTAACAAGTGGCGATAAAGCAGACTCAACTGATAAAGAAAACACTCTTATCACAGCTAATAATGATGGTGATATCACTACTTCTCCGACAGCATTATTTAGTGAAGATGGAATTTCCACCACGTCTATGGCCGCCAACTATGATGATAAGGGATTGATAGATTTTAACAGAACAAAGAATGAGCCGGCCTTATTAAGCCCCAACGATGTTGCGGTTGGAAATCGTATTGAAATCAGACTGGGATATGCTTATTCAGAGACTGAGTTCAAGAAAATGAACACTGCTGACAGTGATCCCAATATGGATGTTGTATTTACCGGCTTTATCACAGCCATTTCAGTAGATACACCTCTGGAATTGGAGTGTACCAATATGGCTCATATCCTTGCCTCTGTCAGTACCCCCAACATATCGGCCAAAGCCACATTAATGGTTAAGGATTTTCTCGATGATGATGGCACATATCATCTCTTACAAGATACTGGCATACCTCTGGCAGCTGCCAGTAAAGGTTCAACCATATCAGTAAGTGGTGGTTCAATCAGTAACAATCTCACAATAGCCGATGTATTGACTGAATGGAGTAAGAGCGGTGTCCTCTGCATAATGGAAACCAAATCAGATGGTTCTGTTCAACTTCGTGTCGGCTTGACTTATTATGCCGGGAAAGGTGGTGGCCTACCGAACAATGATAAGAAATACATCACCTACAATGGGGGAAACAACTCAGTCAAACTCATTCAATTTGACTGGGATGTCGCTCATGACAAGCTCAATCTCAAACGCAATGATAAAAAATATCTTGCAGTTGAAGCTCAGGGGCGGACAAAGGATAATCAGTTTTTTAAGCTGACATTGCGTAAAAATCCCAATCCTGATGATGAGGGGTGGGTAATTGATAGCGATGGCCAGTTTCAGGTTGTCAATCGCCGTAAGGTAAAAGATAGAAAGAAGATGAAATTCGTCAATGGCACCTACAGCACAAAGCGTATTGAAGGACATTTGACGGATCCGGCAAAACTCGACAAATATCACGTCATCCAGTATATCTCAACAAAAGTTGGTATTACGGAGGAAGAGTTGATAGAAGAAGCAAAGCAATATTGGGCAAACTATAATCCCAATGGCATATCCGGGTCGATTGAAATATTCGGAGATCTTCTTGTCCGTCCTACCGACATTATAGGATTGATAGATGTTCGACAGCCTGAAAAGAATGGGTATTACTATGTTGAAGCCGTTAATACCACTTTCGGAATGAATGGTTATCGCCGAGAACTTCATATCCCGTTTAAGATTGCCACATTCTCAAAACCAGTTCAAATCATTTAATCATTATGTCGCTCAAAGGAGGAATCAATAAATATTCCGGCGATGTGCGCCGGTCAATAGGTCAAATGGCTCGTCAAGGTATGACTGGGCCTGATGGCGCAGTACGCGGAACTAAGAAAATCATAGGGTATGTATGTGCCATCCATGAAGAGGGAGATTTGGCCGGAACTATAGATGTTCAGGAATTTAACTATGAGCCTGATGAATATCCGATTATGGGTACCGGTCATCATGAGGGAGTGCTTCTGTCTGCCATTCAGGATAACTCTGATGGTGTCCTGATTGTTCCCATGCTTTATTCTGAAGTTGTTATTGTTCAGAATCCCACAGATGGTCAAGAGTATGTGATTATGTATAGCCACGCAAAGCGTATTCAAATGCTCGCTCATTCGCTTGAAGGAGAGGATGATGGTGTGATAGAAATTGGTGTTACCGAGACAGAAAAACTTATCGAGACTGATGATGGTTTGGATAAGGATTATTATGAATTAGAACCAACTAAAAATAAGACCAGTACAAAATACACCTGCACCACCATCACTGACCAGATTATTTCCCCGGATGATGAAGAGGGGTTCAAAGAAGAAAAAACTGTTGAGCATAAAATCATCACAGTAGGTGACACGAAAATCACCATTGATGGAGAAAACGTAATGATTGAGACCAGTGGCAAGGTCTCATTTCAAGTCGGAGGCACAACCATTACCGAAGAAGATGGCTCAGTGAATATCAAAACCGATAAAGCCAAAATCGAAACAAGCAGTTGTGAAATCAAAGGCTCCGACGTAAAAGTTGACGGAACTTCAGTTACCATTACCGGTGGCACTCTCAAAACCAAAGGAGTATCAGCTACCGACTTAAATGGACCGTTCAATGCCATTAAAGTGTGTCCTTTCAGTGGCGCTCCTCATTGTGGATCATCAGTTAGTGGAACTTAATTATGAGTAAGTCAGCTTTTGCACAAACAATCATATCAAAACTCAAAAGTTCAATAGGCACTTCCGGCAAAGATTATTCTGCCGGGAGTGTCACTGCCGCTATGAGTGCAGTAGCAGCTGGAATTACTGAGTATCTGGTAGCCAACACTACAGTCGTAGTTGCTTATGTTGGTATTATCCCTGGCGTTCCACCTGCCCCAGATCCATTAGTGTCCGACACTTTTAAGATTGTTGGCAGTTGCGCTCCCACTGGTCCATCGAATAGTTTTGATAGTTGGATTAAACAAATTGAGGCCAATATTATTGCTGGATTTCAATTAGCTCCAATGGGCAACGGAGGACTGGTTTTTCCACAAAAACCATTTTTACCGATAGGAATTGTAACAACTCAGGCCAATCTGAAAGCTACACACGATGTTGGAGATAAAGACCCACAACAAAAGGTCTGGGAAGTGGTATGTGGGGGAATTATGGACTGGATAAACAGTCTTGCAATGAATGTGACTCCCGGTGCCGCCACTCATCCAGCCGTATCATCCACCGGCACAGCAACTATAACCAAAATAACCATAAGTTGAGCCATCAGATTTGACTATTATAGATAAAACGCAGTCAAGAAAGATGGTAAGAGACTTAATCATAGATATGAAGGAGCGCGACTTGTTAACCGAGGACAAGTCCAATGCTTCAGTGCCGATGTTCGACTCATTGTGGGGTAATATCTTCGATGAGGATAAAGAACTTGACATTCTTATCTGTAACATTATTATTCCCGAAGCCTACTGGAGTATTGTAGGATATGAAGATGGCGAAATGACTTGCCGTTTCAAATCTTCATACATACCCAATACCAGCAATTTCAGAATCAGACTTGTAGGATTACGCGATGGCAAGTATTATGTCTTTGAAAGAATCAGAGGCGATTTTGGTTTGCCAGTAAATAGCGATGTCCTTAGCAAGAATATTGCCGCCCCCATACCGGCTTGTATGCTTCCATTCATAGATATTGATGGAGAATTTATGATCAAGATGGTGCAGAACAGCAAGTCGGAGGCACTGGATAAGGCATACATCTACTCTGCAAAAAGCACTGACATCAGTATCAATTACAGTGATGATCAGGCTTCGCAGCTCCTGACATTGTGTGCTCCCGGAAAAAGTTATAGATATCCGACAACTGGCGTGGGCATTACTAAATATTTGAATTGTGTAGTGTCTCATTCCGATTTACAGAAAGTTCTGGAAGCTCAGTTCAATGGCGACAAGAAACCCATTCAGGATGCAGAATTTGATAACGAGACGTGTAAGCTCGATGTTCTTTTTAGCCCTGAAAAGGAGGAATCAGATATAGGACTGGATGATATTGATGACCTCAATCTCTCATTCTTTAGTTTGTTTACTGATGAATATGTGCGGCGCAATGTGGTCCTGAATGAACTATCAGATACCGATTTTATGGAGCTGTTAAACGGCTATCCTTATGTACTTAATATTCTTTTATTTACAGACTATACAACCAGTGTTTCCAGAATAGCCAATAAGGTCGAACCCGGTCAGTTCAATGGTGTAGGCGAGATTATTCCAAGCGATCAATACTACATCATTTCAGCCACCTTAGAGGCGAATACCATAGTTATGTTCGATGATGAGACCGAGGATAATGTAAAGGACGCTCCAATTTTCATCATCAATGATAATGACGAGACCCGACTCTATACCGCATTGGTTGAGCAACCATACTGGCTCACTGAAACTTGCCACAAGTGCTTTATCCTAAAGCGCCGGGCAGTGGTGAAATATATGATTCGCCAAGATCAATTCCACGCAGGAAAAGGATTGTATATGGTGCCTCAAACAAGTGCCAATATCAAGAATATGCTTGGACTGGTACAAGACATTCATACCGGCCGACTCCTTGGTATCGTATCAAACAGCACCAACATCAGTGATATGACACTGGATGAAATCACTCAGCATATTTATGCAACTCAAATAAATCAATAGTATGAGTATTAATAATGACAATATAGTTAAAATTGGTGTTGCCTTAAAATGGCGAAACACTTTTGACTTAACCAAGAAATACTACCAAGAGAACGTGGTCACGGCGTGTGGCTGCGTCTTTAGGTGTAAAGTATTACAGGCTCAGGGGAAATCCCCAATCAAGATGACTGATGACCAGGGGCACATTGTCTATACCAATACTGATGTGTGGGATGTGCTGGTTGATATGGCATATTATTACAATTATGCCGTTGATACTCGCAAACTTACACAGCAAATGTTGGATTATGCCAAGAAACTGGATGAGGCTTTTCAAAAGCAACAGAAGGAAATCGAGGCACTTCAGGAGGACAATCGAGACCAATGGGGTCACATCAACGACATTGAAAAAGTCAATACCGAACAACAGCGGGAGTTAAATTCAATTTTTGACACCATCAGCTGTTTCAGTGAAGGAATCTGGATTGATACTCTTCTGTGGAGTAATGAAACAATCTGGGATAACAACAAGTACGCCATTACTGACGATTTGCAAAATCAGATAAACGTTTTGGATGAAAACCATCGTCAAGACATAGAAGATTTAACTGAGAAGCATAACACAGAAATAAGCGCACTTGCTGCTCATGTCGCACGCCAAGAGAAGATTCAGATGGGTATCAATGAGTACCTTCAGGATCAGGTGTATGATTTGAATAATTCTTTCAGCTGTTTCAGCACCGGTGTATGGGAAAATGACTTGCATTGGAGCCAGGAAGCATTGTGGGATAACAACAAATACGCTATCACTGATGCTCTTGCTGCTGATATAAAGGAACTTGACGAACACCTATCAAAAAGCGATAAGGCGTTTGAGGAGGCAATGCTTGAAAATGCTAAAGAGCATGGGTTAGTTAATACCCATCTCCAAAAGCATGATAGGAAAATTAAAGACCTTCAGGACCTTATCAAAGAGCACGATGAGCAGATTATCGACCTTATTGATACTCTTGCTTGCTTCAGTAATGGCTATTGGGATAATGGCCTGAAATGGAGCAATGTCGCTCTGTGGGAAAATTCTAATCTGATGTATAATACGTTTGAGGATATTTATTCTCAAATTGAAGGTCATCAGAAATCTATTGAGAATCTGACCAAAGAGATACAGAAAATCAATACTGAGAAGGAAAATACATTAAAGGTTATCAATAAGACTTTTGATGATTTCCGTAAGGAACATGAGGATTTCCGCAAAGAGCATAAAGAGTTTGCCAAAGAGCACGATGAGTTCAAAAAAGAACATCAGGCCATAACCGGCAGATTCGATGGGCTTGATACCAAACAGGAGGGTCAGCAACATGAAATTGATTCTCTTCTTTATCGCATTTCCATTCTCACCAATGGAGTATGGGATAATAATCTCTTGTGGATAAATGAATCTGAGTGGACCAACACAAATCTCAATGGTTCTTGTCATTGCCCGACAGATACCGAAGAACGTTTGGATGAACTTCAGGCAGGTCTTGAAGCCACAACTCCGAGAATATCTGATGCAGAAGAGAATATCAAAGTTATCATATCTGATGTTGAGGTAAACGCTTCGGCCATTGCTGATAATGATGATGAAATTGAAATCATTAAGCAAAATGCGGTCACAGAACACCGAAATGTCGCTTACCAGCTTCGTGCCATAGGACGTGAGCAAACCGCTCAGGATGAAAATATTGCCAAGATTGGAGAACACTTCAGTTGCTATGCAGATGGTATCTGGGGAAATATCTTCATTTGGGATAATGATCTTCTGTGGGCTAATGAAACCGGGGTTATTACTGGTGCAATTTCTGATCTCCGCGATGACCTTCGTGACACTCGTTATAAGCTGAATGAAGCAAATGAGGACATAATGACCAACCTCTCTCTCATTCAAGCAAATAACAAACTCATTCAGAAAAACATTTCTGATATTCAAGACAATAAGGAGGCTATCGAAGCCACTCAGTCTGAACTTCAGGACACTTCTGATGAAATTCGCAAGGAGGCTCTTACAGAACATCGTCAAGTTGCTTATCAGCTTAGAGCTATTGGACGCGAGCAAACTGCACAAGATGATAATATCGCTAAATTAGGTGAACATTTTGGCTGTTTTGTCGATGGTGTCTGGGGGGATCTTTTTATCTGGAATAATGACCACCTATGGGCTAATGGCGCCGGAGTAATTGATGAGGCTATTGCCGATACCAATGAAAGGATTGACGTAATCAGTGAAGAGATTGATAACATCAATCAGAGAGCCGAAGATCATCAGTCTGAATATCAGAAAATGCTCGATGACATCCGAGCTTATAACGGATGTTTTGAGAAAGGCGAATGGGCAGACCCCTTCTTCTGGAATGATACGGATATATGGTACAACTCTCCCAATAGTATCTCCGAAGCAGAGAACGACATCATCAGTCACAACAGCCGTCTGACAGCTCTGGAATCTCAGTTTGCTCTCTTCATTCAGCAATATACTACTCAACAGACTATTATTGAACAGCACCAGAACCAACTTGAAACATTAATGGATTGCTTTACAGTCCTTAATGTCGGAAAATGGCAAAATCTATTGCTTTGGGATAATACCTCAAAATGGTCAAATGCCCTGATTACTGAAGCCGCAGCTTCTGTAGGAACTGGAGGTTCTTCGACTGTCACAGTAAAATCTTACGATCCCGATACAGCTACGGTCACAATCTAAAAACTCTATTTACGAGGGAGTAATGACTCGTAATTTTATATACTTCAAATAAATAACAAAATGGCAGATCTTAAAGTTACACGCTTTGTCATTGGTGGAGAATCCTTCGTCATCCCAGCAGCTGCTTCTGACCAGGCAGGTTTGATGTCTCCTGAAGATTTCAACAAACTTGCCGGCATTTCAGCAGGTGCAGAAGCTAACGTACTGGAAGGTGTCAAGGTTAATGGGGTTGCTCTCAGTATCGCTTCCAAAATTGTCGATATTCTGATTGCAACGGGTTCGACCAACGGCACCATCTCAGTGCAGGGAACTGATGTTCCTATCAGGGGCCTCGCTGCTCTTGCTTATAAGGCCAATGTGTCAGCTGATGAGCTGGACGCAGCTTTGAAGGCGGTTATCGACGCTAAAGCCGAATCTTCTGAGGTATCTACCCTCAGTGGCAAAATCGACACCCTTAACGGCACTGGATCCGGGTAAGTTTCCAAGGCGATCACAGACGCCTTCAACGACTTCGCCACCAAGGTTTCCGATGATGGTGTAGTAAACTCCTACAAAGAACTCATCGACTGGGCTGCTGAACATGGTGGTGAAGCTGCTCAGATGACTGCGGCAATTACCAACATCGAAAATCTTTTGACAGGGATTGGTGGTGAAGGTGATCCCGCTACAGTCAAGGCCGCTATTGCCGCCGCAATCAACGACCTCAACATTGGTAACTATTATACCAAGACTGAGGTAGATACCGCTCTGAATGGCAAAGTCAGCAAAGAGGATGGTAAAGGTCTTTCTCAGAATGACTTTACCAACGCATTCAAATCCAAACTTGACGGAATACAGGACGGTGCCACCGCAAACACTGTAGCGTATGACGCTGCCACTCAGACCGTCACGCTTTCCGGATTCTCAGTAGCGGAATAAACTCTAAAAACTTATCGCAATGGCAGATACTTCAAAAAAATTCCAAACACTCAAAATAGCAGGTCAAGATTTTAGTATTCAGTCTTGCTGGGAGCAGTTAGGACTTACTAAAACTTATATGCTTGCTCTTTTGAGTCGTGATGAGTACACTCCCGTTGCGACTCAACAGCCCACTGAAACAGACACTCTATATACAGACCCGGCAAGTGGGAACCTCGCTGGTTTCCACGCTGGGCAATGTGTAATCTACCCCGACAATCAAGTTCCTGATGGCTGGGGGCTTTCGATTGCTAAGAATGTAGTTCTCAATGCTCAGGGAATACCTACCAAAATCGCTTGGTTCCACGCCACTGAGATGGAGAAACGGCTTAGTAATCTGGAAGAAAAATTCATAATCACCCATTACGGCGTAATAGGTACTGGATTATGGATTAATGAGTATCCTTGGCAACAGGACGCTGTGTGGGATAACGGGATTTAGAGTTTGAATGACTCGATACTATTATATATAAACCAACAGTTTTTTAATTCAATTTTTCAACATGGCAGAAAAAGTTTTAACAATGGAAGATGACTGGGGTGCAAAGGGTGCCCAGGCAACTGGTGCTCAGGTCCAGAAATTCTTGAAAGATCAGATCAAGTCTCTGCATGACAAGGACGTCGCTCTTCAGAATCAGGTCGACACTCTTTCCAACAATCAGCTGGAAGCTAACCCGCAGCTTCAGGCAGCCACTGACGGCTGTTTCGTGACCTACCACCGTAAGAGCGATAACTGGCCTCTCGCTGTTCCCTACTGGAAGTGGGCTGCCCTCGAAGCCGCTGACGAAGTTGCTGATGGTGTTCTCGTTCTCATTGACGGTCAGGCACCAATCATCGTTTCTCCCACCGGCACTCAGCTCAAATGGTCGAAAAACGCTATCGCAGTCAATGCCGATACCGGCGGCGACTACAACAAAGCGTATGTTGACTACTCAGGTAAGACCCGCACCGCCGCTATCATGGCCAAAGGTGTCGAACTCTTCGGTGAAGAGGAAGAGACCTGGACCCAGTTTGCACCTGCATGGTGCAACGCCTACGATCGCTCCTACGACAAAGGGAATGGCGCAATAGTCGGTATCGGTGCTGGCCAATGGTGGCTCCCCTCTATCGCAGAGCTGATCACCATCTGGAAGCACAAATACGCCATCAATCTGTGCCTCTCAGTCATTTCGGGCGCCAGCCCGCTTGTTGAGTCCTGGCATTGGTCCTCGACTGAGT